ACTTAAAACAAATACATGGTTGACCTTTGCAAATGTTGCATATGTTTCAGCAAACACCACATCCAATGTCATAAATATACTATCAGTAACTAAGAACTATGACATAGTTAACAATGGAAATTACAGTAACACATCATATCCAATCAAGGACATTGTGTTTGCTGGTGATAGAATTCTAATTGGAAGCAATACAAGCAATACAAGAACAGTTACATCAGTTGATTGGGCCGGCGGCAAGATTTACTTGAGTTCAAATGCAAACATAACCACAAGCAATACATTGTTGGCAGTTAACAGAACTCTTTCTGCACAAACAAATGTAACTATCTTTGGACCTTTGGGAACACAATATGTTCCACAATTGACAACAGAAAATGGACAATTATTAACAACAGAAGATGGCAGCATCATCCTATTGGGGTAAAAAATGAGTACGGTAAAAATATCAGAATTAGCTTTAATTTCTCAACTTAATGCAAATACAAGTAACACTTTGTTTGTTGCTGTTGATATACCAACCGGTGTAACTGGTAAATTTACTGGTCATACGCTGGCACAGGGACTTTATTCAAACGAGGTGTTGAATGTTGGATTAAATCCAGTTCTTTATTCTAATGTTGCTGCACAATTTTCTGGAAACTCTGGCGGTTACTTGCAAGTTAATTTACAAAACTTTACAGGATCTGGATCCACAGATTATGTGGCATCAACCAGCGATTCAACAAATGCTAATAGTTTTATTGACATGGGTATTGATGGTAAAAGTTATAATGACCAAGAAACTTATTCTGCATTTAAACCTTATGACGGATATTTGTATGTACATGGACCAACCGATATTGGATATTCAGGCAACCTAATAATAGGTACCGCATCCCATCACGCAAATATTGTATTCATGGTTGGTGGTACCATGAGTGATAATGTAAGAGGTTATATTACTCGGGATGGTTATAATTTATTGGCCAATGTTAGCGTTAAAGGTGTTTTAACTACCAGCGTTGGTCTTAAATTTGGTGATGGTAGTATGCAAAATACAGCAGCGAACCCTATAGCGTTTTCACAAGCATCTTATACACAGGCTAATACGGCAACTACCATTGCACAATCAGCTTACGGTAGAGCCAATTCGGAAATCATTGGTACTGCTGCTTATGTACAGGCTAATGTTGCAACAATCATAGGTCAGGCAGCTTATGGACAAGCCAATACGGCATCATCATTGGCGCAAGGTGCGCTTGCAAATACAACAGGTACATTTGCTGGTGATTTGACAATTACAGGTAATGTTGAACCACAAAAAGGGTTTGTATACACAACAAGGGTACCAGCTGGTAATCAAACAACAATTGCAATTAATTATGCAACAGACTCTATGATTAAGGCCAACTTAGTTGCAGATTTAACAGTCACACATAGTAATTTTCTTTCTGGCAAAGGTGTCGAGTTGTGGTTGGTTAATATTGGAGGCAGCAATCGAACTGTGACACATGGTTTAACTGCACTCAATTCAACAACAAACTCCACAACATTTACTATACCAGCAACAAGTTGTGCTCATTTAAAATACTTTAATATTAGTGGTGACCTTGCAAATACTTTTGTATCCGTTGTACACGCTTAATAAATAGAACACTATGGCAAATAAAAATATTCTCACCTCGGCCGCAAAGGTTGCACAAATAAGACAGGCATATTACTCTCCTGTCGCTGTCATACTACCTAAAATTACTAGTCCTATTGCATCAATCTATTGTTTCTTGGCCAAGGTAGACCCATGGCCAGATGAAAATGCGCCGGTCGTACCAATAGAGACACCAAAAGAGATAAAGAAAATCTTTAAAAATATTTTTGCTGTTAAAAATATAAATTCAGGTTCAATTTCTCCAGTAATTCAAAGAGTTGATTGGACTTCTGGTATCATCTATGATTATTACCGTGATGATATTAATATTACTGAACAAGATGTAAACGGAAACAATTCTTACAATTATTATGTGAGAAACAAATACGACCAAGTTTTCAAATGTTTGTGGAATAATAACGAAATTGCTTCCACCTATGAACCTTTTTTCCAACCTGGTTCTTATGGTACAAATAATATATACACAGGACCAGATGGTTATCAATGGAAGTATATCTACACAATAGATATTGGTGCTAAATTAAAATTTATGGACGCAAGTTGGCTTCCAATACCTGTTAAAGACTATACACCTAACCCATTACTTTGGTCTGCCGGCACCGGCAACATAGATGTTGTAAATGTAATCAATGGTGGTACTGGATATGATACAGCGAATGCACCAGTAACAATCGTTGCATCTGGTGATGGAACTGGTTTTGCGGCCGTTGCCAATGTGGCCGCAGGTACAATTCAAAATGTTGTTGTGACTTCACCAGGTTCCAATTATACTTTCGTTAATATAACCGCAGTATCCAGTTCAGGTGATGGTGCAATTTTTGAATCAACAGTGTCGCCAGTTGGTGGCCATGGTTCAGACCCATTGACTGAGTTGGGATGTTCTAATGTAATGTATACAGTTGAATTTAATGGTTCGGAAGGCGGTGTTATTCCAACTGATGTGGATTATCACCAAGTAGGATTGATATTTAATCCAACAACTATTGAATTAAGTCCAGCTCTGGCAGATGATTCTATATACAGTACAACAACAAACATCATTGTTTCACCTGGTTTTGGTGTGTATACAAACGATGAATTTATATATCAAGGATCAAGTTCATCAAATACTACATTTTCTGGTTTGGTATTGAGTTTTAATACCTCAACCAATGTGGTTAAAGTTCTAAATACATCAGGTACAATAGCGACAAATGCAACATTATATGGTCAAGCATCTGGCACCGCAAGAACTTTGTTGTCGTACAATACCCCAAATTTTGTGTTAAATTCAGGATATCTAGCATTCATTGAAAATAGAACAGGTGTGCAAAGAAGTTCAGACGGAATAGAACAATTTAGATTTGTTCTAGGTTACTAAAAGGATAAAAATGGCTTTAAATTTTAATGTTGACCCCTACTATGATGACTTTGATCCATCAAAGAACTTTCATCGTATTCTTTTTAAACCTGGTTTTGCGGTTCAGGCCAGAGAGTTGACACAAGCACAAACTATTTTGCAAAGTCAAATTTCAAAGTTTGCTGATAACATCTTCTCACAAAACACTCCAGTTTCTGGTGGTAAAGTTACAACCAATTTGAATTGTTATTATTTAAAATTGGTTAACTCTACTAATTTGGTTGCTGGTAATTTTTTAAATAAAATCATACAAGATTCAACAGGTACTATTCTTGCCAAGGTTGTAGCAACTGCTGAAACAACAGGTACAGATTTGGCCGCAGGCGATCCTCCTACATTGGTGGTTACATACCTTTCTGGTGTGCAATTTACAAATGGTAATGCAATCTTTACAACTGACAATTCAGTTAGCGCAACACTATTAACAACAGGCGCAACGGGTCTTTCTTCTGTGGCATCCATTTCTGATGGTGTTTTCTATGTGGTGAATGGTTATTCATATTCAAATACACAAAACGATGATGGAACATACAGTAAGTATTCTATTGGTAATTTTGTTTCTGTGCAGCCACAAACAATCATTTTAGGTAAATATAGTAACACACCATCATATAGAGTTGGTCTCAATATTACTGAAACCATTTATGATTACATCAATGATTCTTCATTACTTGACCCGGCCATTGGTGCAACAAACTATCAGTCACCAGGTGCAGACCGTTATGTTGTTGAATTAACATTGACAGCATTGCCATTAGATATTGGAAATGATGACCAGTTTATCGAATTGGTTAGAATTGATAATGGTTCAATCATCAAGCAAATAAATGATACTGTTTATTCCAAAATCAATGATTACATTGCCAAGAGAGATTATGAAACCAACGGTGACTACATCGTTAATGATTTTAATTTGACACCAATGAAACATGGCGGTAAAAACGGAACAGATGATGCTTACTACGATTTAACCATTGGTAAAGGTTTGGCTTATGTACAAGGGTACAGGGTGGAAAACCAATCTCAGATTACATTAACAGGTAACCGTGCAAGAACAACAAAAAGTTTGAACACCAACTCTGTGTATATGGATTACGGTAGTTATTTTGTTACAGACTCATTGACTGGTTTATTTGATATAACAAAAATGCCAGCAGTTGATTTACATTGTGTAACAACAGCAAATATTGTTTCAACAAACACATCTACATATAATTCAACATTAGTTGGTAGTGGTTTCATTAGAAATCTAGACTATCAATCTTCTACAAGTACTAATACAAAAAATTATATCTGGCATACTTATGTTAATGATATTAATACACAAACATTAACAGGCAATGCAGCAACTGCTACATCAACAACTATTGCATTCTATCCATCCGCTGGTGGAAAATGGTCTACCGTAACTGATGCATATTACCAAGCAACTATATCAATCACATCTGGTACAGGTGTTGGTCAAATCAGAACCATTTCAGATTGGAATGGTACAACAAGAACTGCAACTGTAAGTCAAGCATTCTCTATTACACCGGATACAACATCAAATTTTGCTTTACTTTTTTCTACAGCTGATGTAGAATCTATTGTACAAAAGAGTTCTTCGTCATATGCACTAACAGCAAACACAAATGTGAATGTTGCAGGCAAAATAAATTCTATTACAACCGGCGATACTGTTTTGTGGGACACAACTGGCCCCGAAATGATTTTTCAAGTTGGTTATCCATATGTTGCAACAATAACAAACCCAACTTATTATTCTACAATTAGATGGTCAAATCAAGGGTTCAATGCCGGCAGTAATACATTATCAATTTCTGCACCATCAGGAACACAATTCCAAGGTTCTTTAAATGTACCAATATATGGTGAACAATTTAAACAGTTGTTTACTGTGATTGACAACAAAGGAGATGTATTAGATTTCTCCAATAACTCAAATTATATAACACTTACTTCATCAACAGCTGCAATACTTACATCTTTAACTTATGGTACAAGTAGCACAACAGGTGTCAATATTATTGCAAATATGTATGTTGATGGTAGCACAAATGATGTATTAAAAACAAAAACCGTGACTACTGGTTCTTTAACAACAGCCGGTACATTGGGAACAGTAACTGAAACAAATATTAAAGTAGCTACAGGTCAAACATATATTCCTGCGGCCAACATTTCTTACTCAGCACTTTCACTATATGTAACCGATGTCAAAACAATTACAGCAATCTATGATACTGGTTCTTCAGCAACAACCATTTCTAATGGTGCAACAAATATATCTGGATACACTGATGTAAGTAATCGGTTTGTACTTGATAATGGCCAAAGAGATAACTTCTATGACCATGCATCCATCAAATTGAAACCAGGCGTTGCAAAACCAGCTGGTAATATTTTGGTAGTTTACAACCACTATTCACATGCCGCCGGCGATGGTTATTTTAGTGTGGCATCATATCCAGATAATGATTATAGTGAAACATATACAGCCAAAAATGGAAACTTATATGTCCTAAGGGATTGTATTGACTTTAGACCATCAAGACAAAATGGACAAACAGCATACATTTGGAACTACAGAGCATCAGGATCTACAACACACGGTGTAATGATACCTAATGATTTATCTTCTTTTGCAAGTGCATATTCATATTATTTGGGTAGAAAAGATAAATTGATATTAACAAAAGACGGTAACTTCCAATTCGTGGAAGGAACTCCATCTGTTGCCCCTGAATTTCCAGTTGAACCAAAAGGTTCATTGTTGTTGGCCAATATTTCACTTGATCCATATACAACATATGTTCCAGGTGAAGGTGCGATGTTATACAAGAAATATGTAACCAATCTTTCAATTCAGAGAGTAACACATAAACGTTGGGCAAAGAGTGATATTACCGGCTTACAAGAAAGAATAAACCACCTTGAATACTATACCAGTTTGAGTTTATTGGAACAAAATGCAAATGCACTACAAGTTCCTGACGCAAATGGTTTGAATAGATTTAAGAATGGTATTTTGGTGGATGATTTCAGTTCTTTTGGTGTTGCTGAAACATTTAGTCCAAATTACAGTGCCAAAATTAATATCAGAACAAAAGAATTGACTCCAATTACCAGCGTTACCAATTTTCAATTACAAAATCCTTGGGTTTTGGCCAGTCTTGGTACATTGGCAAACACAAATGGAGTTAGAATTAATTCATTTGCAGGAACAAATTCAAACATCTTTACATTGCCATACACATCAGCAAATGTAATTACACAACCACTGGCAAGTTCAACTATAAGTGCAAATCCATTCTCAGTTGTAATATATGAAGGTGTACAAACATTAACACCATCCGTAGATAACTGGTGTAATTCTATTGAAACTCCTGCAATTTTAACTAATGATCCTAATTTACAACACAATCAGATTACCAATGGTATAAATTTAATAACAGCTGGTGATTGGCAATCAATTCCTGGTACAAAAAGTTTAATTGGAGTAACACCAACTGTTAATAACCTATCATATAACAACCAAGGTAATCAACAGACAGCATCTCCCAATGGCACCGCAATGACCACAAATAAAGGTGTTGTTACAAATAATGTTGTGTCGCCTTTCATTAGACCACAAGAAATTATTGTGCGTACAAAAGGTATGTTGGTTAATACACCAATCAAAGCGTGGTTTGATGGAACAAGTGTCAATAAATGGATGAGACAACCAAATGTCATTGAATTGGCATCTACAACTGGAACTTTCTTAGAAAATGATATTGTTGGTTTTTACCAATCAGCA